ATTGTACTCAACTTTCTTGCCTGCCTTGAGGTCAAGTGCATTATATATTTGCATTTTTTATATATTTAAATTATATTACTAACAGTTGTTCCTTTTGGATAAACAGCTGTTGTTGTTCCTGTTGTTGTAAATGAATCTCTTCCACAATAAATTTCATATGGTTTTCTCCAATGAGGATCTACCCATGGATTTGTATAGGAAGGTTTAGAAGGAATGTGTTGTATTACAATCTTTTCTTCATTTTCTCCAATTAAAACCAAAGCTTCTTTTAAAGAAATTTTATTTTTTTTAATTAATTTCTCTAATAATTCTATTTTCTTATCTTCCATTTTATCTATCTTATGTTTTTAAAAGCATTTCTAGGGGGAGTATTTAAAGCATTTTTATTTAAACTTCCTGAGTTTATACCCATATGTCTAAATGGACTCCTTACTGATAATTTACTTAATTTTTGTGTATTTTCCAATTTATCATTTGCTATTTCTACTCTTGTAGCTTTACCCCTATTGTTTTGCTGTATTTGAGCAAATGCTACAAGGGAACAAAATGAAACCAAACGGTCTACGTTTAAACCCGGTTGGTATTGTTTCATTTCTTCTAATAACATTATGTCGGGTATTCTTTCTACACCATAATGTATTTTTGTTATTTCACCATCTTTATTTGTGTGAACATCTAATTCTTCTTGTAAGAATTGTATGCCATAACTTATAAGATGGGTTTTAAAAAGTGTTCCTGTATTTTTCCAGCCGTATGTAGCAAATACATTAGCATTACTGGACAATTCTTTAAGAAAAGGTATTTGATCTTTAGGAACCAAATATTTTTGTTTCCTTTTACTAATCATATACTGTATAAAAAGACTAACATTATTTTCAACTAATGTCCACGCATTATACCATTCGATGAGCATTTCTAGACGTTCATGTGTTTTTTGCAAATCATCAAATCTTCCACACCATGAAGCAACAATACCATCTCGCTCAAAATGTGAATTTACTTTACCATTTCCTTCATCCTTAATTACTTCAGTTGGATTTTTATAGATAAATATGCTACATAATGAATCTGATGTGGTGGTCCTACCTTCCCCGACTGGATCTATAGAAGCATAATATGTTCCCCAAGGAACATTAGGAATTGGTCTTTCGTATACGCATATAACTCCAGATTTGTCTTCCATAGTTTTATCTATAGGAAATTTTTTAATAGGTTGTCTATTAGATTTTTTGGCTACAATTTTATTTTCCTCATTTATACTTAATTCGACATATTCTATAGGATAGTCTCCATCTTCTATACGTTTTATTTGATGTGAAATAAGATGGGGTGGAAATACAGATTCTTTTCTTGTGGCAAATGCCTCTTCAATATTAGTGGGTTTTTGAGAAATACGTAACTGGTATTGTTCAGGAGATAAGTCTTTTTTCCATTGTTTACGTTCTTCATAAATAGCTTCAAGTGCATCATTAACTAAAGAGTTACCAGCTTTATCTATATAAGGAGGCATTGACCATTGTTCAGGAATAAATAATCCAGTTTCCCCTATTGTACCATTGTTATCTATTAAATTGGATGTTATAGCAAACATACCATATTTATGAGGATAGAGTATCATTTCTTTAAGAGGTTGACATTGATCTAAATCACCCACTGAACCAGCAGCTATAAATGTACCTGTTGTCACCATACCAGATTGCATTGCAGGACGCATAAACTCATAAGTGTCCATCATCTTGGGAGCAATTCCAGCTTCTTCATGAAAGAAGTACGATACGGGTCCTCCCACACCATTAGTTGGGTCTTTTTCAAATGATGTACCTGTAATAATAGACTTGTTACCCTTGTAAGTGTCTCTACCACCTGTTCTCACTTTAATACGTTGTTGCCAAGAAAACACCTTATCAGGTTCAGAAGGTCTATACCAAGCAGTGTGTTCATTAAGAAAGTTACGATATTCATTAAGCATCCTCCAAGAACCTTTCTCTGATATATAGTCTTTAAGACTAGCTCCTATTTTATTTACAGAACCTTCTTCAAACCAATATTGATTAATCAATTTTCCCATATGAAAATATGAAGATGCTATCTGACGTTTCTTTAATATTGGGACATGTTTATAACTTAATTCTGCTAAAATCTCATACAATGCCATATGATATTGAGCATCTCTCACTTTAGCAAAATCAAATCTTTTTTCTTCCTTATCATAAATAGGAAGAAAGTTAAGCCACATATAATAATCACGTGTTAAATACCATGTTAATCCATCCTCTTTATAAATAACACCATTGCGACATTTTGCTTTTTCTTCATCCCAATAATTCATAAAGTCTTTTGACTTTATTGGAGCATTACAGTAATATCCATCTTTTTGAAACTTTCTAGCTTGAGAATTAAATTCTATAGAAATATTTACGGTAAAATTATAACCTTCATTTGGACCAGCGTCTTTAAAAACAGAACGTACAAAATCTCTAATTTCTATTCTGTCTTTAAATTCTGTTGTTGTCCAAACACCATTTTCGTAAGTGGGTATTATGTAATTAGTTTGATACATTTTTAAGTTTAACTATTAGCTTTGAAATACTGGCATCGGTGTATACGTTGTCATATACTCCGTTAAAATATTCAATGTAGTGCTCACGTAAAAAACCATTCCACTCTCTAGTGTAAGGGTTGAAGTTGAATACATATTGCTGTAAAAATTCATCTTTCATTTTTTAAAGTTTATTTTGTCTTTTGCATACTAAATACGTAATGGTTATGTTGTTTTATTTAACAATCTGCAAATAGTTTCTATCATTAAACGCTTTATAGTTTTTACAATTCATTACTGATCGTATGCTAATCTTTGATTTCCTCTAACTGTAGTAGATTGTTCTTCTTGAAGATCACGAAGTGTACCTTTAAATGATTGTCTAATAGCTTCATATTTAGAAGCAGCATTAATAAGAGCTGTAATGTTTCCATCTCTACCATGCTCTATTTCTGTTGTTTCCATGTACTTAGCTAGTCTATCCAACATTGCTTTAATACCCATATACGCTCTCACTGTAGGAGTTTCATATAATTTTTTTGCTACTTCAAGAGCATTTGTAATTAATTCATCATCAGAATCAAATTCTCCACCCACTTCTCTTCTTACTAATTCTTCTTTGTCTACTTCCGGTACATCAAAAAATGGATTTAAATCTGGATTAGGGCATGATAGATAAAATATATAAGCAAATATATTAGAAGACTCTTCTGGATAAGTATCTATAATTTGCTTAAAAGAAACAATTGTATAACAATGTTCAGAAGGAATCACCTTATTATTACTAATATCAAATAATCTTATCATAGCGTAATTAATTGATTTTTATCTAATGAAAGTTCATAATCATAAAACCTATCGGTGTTATTATCTCTACCAACAAAATAAAGTATATCATTTTTTGTAAGCATTATTCCATTAATAATTCCCACTTGTTGTTCTTTATCGGTAATGACATAGACATGTTCACCAATGTTAAATTTATTTTCTATTCTCATAATTGTAAAAATTTAGAAGCATCTTGTTCATCATCAATTAATTCTACAAGATAATCAAATTTGTTAAATTCTGTAGGAACAAATCGCATTGCTGTTACATGTAACGTGTCTTTTCCATCTGTAACAAACTTATGAAGATATTTATTTTTTACATCATGAAGATTACATCCTTTGCAAGATGTAATAGTCCAACTATTATCATCTTTAATTAATGGTGTTACATTAATTTTTTCCATTTTTTAAATCTTTTAAATAATTAATAAGTGATATTACTTCTTGTTTTAAATATGGTACATTATATTGTACAATCTCTTGTACAATAGGATTACCATCTCTGTCTATCTCCACAATTGGATTACCGAATTTATCCTTGTCTACTTGTTTAAATATAATGTGATGAAGATTCATCTCTCCAGGTTTATATAAAGGATTGTGCTTAATAATCATATACATGTACATACTAAGTTGTAATGCATAATGATTAAAATTAGAATCATCTAAATGATTAACAGGAGCTGACATCTTTTGACTCTTTCCTGAATAATCTCTAAATGATTCTTTTTTAATTTCTTTGTTAGTTTTAAAATCTATGATATTCACTTTTTTATTGACCACCTCTACAAGATCAGATTGACCACAAAGTCCTACAGATTTTAAATACACCATATGTTCTGGATAAATACCCTCTGTAAGTTTTTGTTCTGGTGCATTCTTACTGCCATCTATATTTGTGTTGGGAGCATAAATAGGAATATTAACACCTTCTCTGCCAATATATTCAAGACCGCATATATCAGCTTCTCTTTGATTGTGATACCATGTGCCAAGATCCGTTGCTCTTTTAGCCTCAGTTTTCCAAGTATCTTTGATATCTTCTGGATTCATCCCATACCACTTTGATTTTTTAGACCTACTCACTTTTAAAGCTGTAGCATCTGCATCAAATGGTTGTTTAAATTTAGATATAAAACTTGTTACAGAAGTCCATTCTATATCTGCTCCATCTATAGAGACATATTTATGTAATTCTGGTATAAATTGTAAAGCCATAATTATAATTGTTGGTTTAA